GTGCTCTATATGAATATCTAACCTTCGAAAACTCTATTCCGGAGAATAACAAGTCAACTACCAACAGGTAGTACGATCTAGTCTTCTCTAAGAGACAAAAATTCCGGTTACGAAATTCAGAGCTGATCCCAAAGGGATACTACCTGTCACCGTCCTGAGACGGCCACCCCGGTTGCAGGGTGTATATGTAAGAAACAAGCCTGTTTTCTTACTGTAAAAGCTTTATACTTGGTTAATAGTAAAGGAATCGTCCTCTTATTTTAAAACCATAATTACCCCTTATGGGAGAAGGGTATAAGTTTGCACGAAAAATGATGGTGCATTAACATACCAGGAGAGATTAAAATCTTCACCTGTAGCAACATATTGGAAAATTTCCAAGTCGCCGTGTGTTTGACGGTTACCATCATATACATCAACGTAATGGGTTTGACGGGGATATAGTGAGGCGGTCACTATATCTGACGCATCTTCAAATTTCTTATCACTATAATAAGGTAATTCTATCTCCAAACATGGAACTTGCCTACCGGTGTAAGCGCTTCCATTGTGTCCAGTTTCGTGAACGATGGCGTACGGTGCATGGGTGTTAGTAGTTGCTGTATCCAGCACTAACTCAGTGGTACCAATGTACGTGTTGTCTCGCTTTCCACGTGAAACTATCATGCTGATGGGACTAGTTGCGTTATTATAATATCCCAACATATACTTATATCTAATGCCTCCACGCCTTGCAGCGAACGCTGGAGTAATCCAGTTGAGCAATGTTCTTCCAGTTATGTTGTAATTAACTGCATTTAAACCTCCGTCTCTAGCTTGTTGATACATTCCATTAGTCTGGGCTCGGCCATTATACATAGGAAAGTTCGGTAAGCTAATACGATAGCGCGTGGCTCTACCAGTTTTAGTGCTATCATGACTTCTGGCAAATACTCCACTGAGGTTGTAGCGTTTAAACATATCACGAAATGAATCAAATGTTTCTCCTTGGTAGACAAGGGAGAGAGCACTAGGCGAGCTCGGCTCACCGATTGGCTCTAACCATTCAGATCCGTCGTGACCTGGCTTAGAAGCTTTTGCTGCTTTAGCATTATTGAGTAATCCACTCTGTGAAGTAGCATCCACTACTATTCCACTTTGAGACCAAGAACCATTTACTACAGTCGTTGAATGAACAAATTCTCCTCCAAAGGCAGTCCTCCTGATCATATAATCATCTGGAACTGCTACTTCGTAATCGCTAGCGCCACTAATCCAGGTGACTATACGGACGCTATTAGTGAGATCTTCGTCTGGGCCTGTCAACTCATTAAGTACATAAATACGGAGTTGACCATTTGAAAATTCTGCTTGGTCTGAAGGCTGGTTCGAGTCTTTACCAATACCTAAGGAAGTGGGGCTATCCGGTACTCTAGCCCACGATTTTTGTTGAAACCAGTGAATAGGAAGTGTAAAATCCTTAGTTTCTTCCAGATCAATGACACGTGAAAATACGGTATTCGTGTCAGGAATTGCTGTTCCCGTGAATCCTCTAGGATCATAAACTAAAAGAAGTCGTCCCCTGTGAAGGTCACTAGCGTTAATCTGGAAACGATAATTAATGCCACCACGCCAGTACTTAAATGGGAATGTTGCATGCGCCAAAGGCGTCTGCACCCATTCAGTTCCGTATTCTGAAGTTCCGTCATTCCTAAAGTCGCAATGACAAGGAGTAACATTAATGGTTCCTAATAAAGAATTCTCATTGGTAGTAGCGCTCCAAGTAAAATAAGTCAAAAGACTAGACTTGGAAGTTATCGCTTTGATTGACAGTTCATCATCTAAATTTGCACCTGTAATATTATGGTCCACTGTCAGTTCTTGTTTTGGGTCGTATGAGAGTTTCTCAACAGCTTCATCAATTGAACTGTTCGCGAGAATACCGAACATTTGGTGCTTGTATCGGTCAATGGGAGCTACATTCACTGGACGTGAGAAGCCCCAAAGCTCTGCTAATTTTCCGGCGCCCTCAGCTGCCATGCTAGTGGCAGTGGCGTAAGGTCCTATTTCTGGTATCGCACTAAGTTTCCCAGCCCATCTAGCAATGGCTTTTGCCGGCCTAGAAATAATTCCTTTCCCATACTCGTCTTTCTTTACTTTACCAGACTGCGACAAAACTCCTTGAGTCGTTGGTCCAGCCATTTCCACATTAGTCATCCATGCCATCACTGTAATATTGATCTGTCTTTGATCCCCAGCGCCAATTGCTCTGTCGAGCGCTGCTAGAGAGATCATACTAATCTCGCCCATATCCAAGATATCTGTCGAGTCGATCAGATCTAAATAGTTCTTATCATGGAAGAATGGGAGAATTAACTCGCCACCTTGACTGTTTGTTGGATTAATTATCAGGTGCTGTCTTTGACTAAGCAATATAGCACGTTGAAAGTAATCTTGTACAAGATCGACGTTTCCTTGCACGAAATCATAACCTACTCCCTTCGGTTT